TTACATATAAAATTTATCATTCACCTGATATTATAGTCAACGGTACTGCTGAGTTATTCGATGACATAATAGAGTTTGAATGAAAGCCCATAGAATATTCGACAAAGGACAAATAGTATATTGTTTATTAGCATCACATACTAACCCAAACATTTTATTACCAGTTAAAGGTAAGATCTTAGATTCCAAGTGGGATCCAGTTAATCCTTTATATCAAATTAGGATTATTAAGTTTTATGATAATATGAAATTCATAAAGCAACATTTTTTTGATATGAATTTTAGGCATGTGTTTGAAAACCGAGCTAGAAAAATGATTCTTAAAGCAAAGGATTATAAAACCGTTAGATCATTAGAAGAAAGACTAAATGAAAAAGATAGAGAAAGATTTTATGTTGTAGTAGAATCAGTTATGTGTACTAAAACTAAAGTTAGTTTATCTAAGCTTTTTGAAAAGGTTCAGTTTTACATGATTTCTAAAAACCTAAAAGAAATAAAAGAAATTTCTGCAAGACCATTTTTTAAAGGTCCACTCTCTTTAGATAGTGTTAAAGAATTTGATGCTAGATTTAAGAAAGGATTTTATGATAAGTTTATGATGAGTGATATTGACATTGACAAATATCTAAATAGCTTAAGTTAAATATATAATAAAAATACTCTTTTTTAGAATATGAAATTCAGTGATAGAATACGAGATCTCAATGATGCAATGTTTCCAACTATTGATAAAAACAATCCTAATGTAATAGGGGCGTTTGGTGGAGAATCTGTTGGATTTGCTAGAGGAGTTGCAGAACAATATTCTTCTGGGTTTTATCAAAACACAGCCCCTGCTGATGCATTTACTGTCCCTACAGCTATGGCTGGTAAAGATTTACCTAAATCTATTGGTAACTCATATGCATTATTTAACTTTCAAGGTTTTAGTGGCGGGTTAGAAAATACAGCTTCTGCTAATTATATTGATAGCGATGGAAATCCTCTTATGGGAGGTAAAGATGCACATAGTGTTTCAATACCAAAAATTATAAATTTCTTTGATACTCACTATAAAAAAATAAATTATAAACCTGCAGATTTTTTATATTCTAAATATTACAAAAAAATTCCAGTTAATCATTTAGTTACTTTAAGAAGATTTCCAACTCCTATTCCAGATAACATTTATGATTTAAAAGAAGCACAAGCAGCTAAGAAAGAAGGTGAAAAACCAAAAAAGATAGGTGAGACTATTTATACTGCAGGTGTTACTGCTGTTACTTATTTAGGAGAAACTGCTGGTAATACATTAGAAGATATATTAACAATGTCTTTTGGTACTAATTGGAAAGAAATTGAATCTGAAATGGAAGCCATAGCTTCTAATGATGGTGGATATACTTCACAGCCGTTTTACAGTAAGATAGGTGGAATTGGTAGAGCAACGACAGATGCTTTAGCAGGAGTTACGTCTGGTGAAAAATTTAGAAAAGGAATAAATTCAACAGATGATAAATTAGGTACTACTTATGCTAATTTTGTATTAGGGCCAGTGAATGTAGTAAACAAAACTAATATTAGAGATAGAGGATTAAAGTTTCAAAATGATATGAAGCTTAAATTTGAATATGAACTTAAATCATTAAGTTATGTTAATCCTAAAGTTGCTATGATTGATATTATGAGTAACATGTTAACTATGACAACTAATAATGCTCAATTCTTTGGTGGAGGCCATAGGTATTATGGATCTGCTGGTGCTGTTGCAAATCAATTTGGAGATATTAATAAATTAAAAGGTGGAGATTTCTCAGGATATATGGGGAGTGTAGTTCAAGATGTTGAGACAGGTTTTAGTAATTTATTTGGAACAGGTGATGGTGGATTTGATGCTAATAGTATAGTAGATGGATTAAAGAAAGTTGGAACTACTATGTTAGGAAATGTATTAGGTGGATTCTTAAGTGGAAATGTAGGTGCTGTTAGTGGTACACAAGCTACAAAAACTTTTATTAGCGGGGAGCCTACTGGTAATTGGCATGTGACTGTAGGTAATCCATTAAATCCTATTGTTATGATGGGTAATATGATATGTGATAATGCTACAATGACACTAGGGGCAGGTTTAGGTTATGATGATTTTCCTATGGAGGTATCTTTTGAGTTAGATATTAAACATGGTAAGCCTAGAGATAAAGGTGATATTGAAAATATGTTTAATGCAGGTCGTGGTAGAATATATGCTTCTGCTCAAAATGTTGATGATATATTAAATTTAAAAGGATTAGAAGTTCAAACTTATGGATCTAAACCAGATGTTGGTACATCTTCTATACAAAAAAGCTCGAATGAAGGTTTAGCTACAGGTAGTGCAAATAATGAAAGTATTGGTAATGTTGGTGGAAGTGGTGATGGATCTAATATGAGTGCAAATGCAGCATATGTTTCTAACTTAACGAGTATGATGATTGATTCTTAAAAGATAAACGAATATGGATATAAGATCTTTAACATTAAAAAATAAATTGACTATTGAAGATACTGGAGAACAGTATTTTGATTTAACGGCTCCTTCTTTTACTTATATAACTGACCAAGGTATTAAGGCATTGCATTATGTTATGCAAGATCAAGTAGGTAGAGTAGATAAAATATCCGAAATTTATTTTGGTACTGGAGAATATATTGATGCTATATGTATAGTTAATAATATCTTTAATCCTTTTAGTTTAAATGAAGGTGATATATTAGTAATTCCTAATCTTAATAATTTAGATCTGTTATATAGAAGACCTAATCCAGCATCTAGACCAAATGCAGTATTAGCACAATATGTTAATACAGATGTACAAAGTGAAATTGATCAAAGCAGAGTTCAAAGATTAATACAAAAAGCTAAAACTAAAAAAGATGGTGTTAAAGCTCCTATCCCACCTAATATGTTACAACAAGGTCAAGATGCTAAGATATACGAAGGTGGTAAAATATTACTAGGTGCTAATCTAAAAACACGAAAATAGTTAAGTTATGTCTGAGAGTATAGTTGAAAGAAACATATTAACAATTATAGAGCCAGCCATAGAATTAGATCCATTAGAAATTTTTGATGTTGAAAGTGGTTCGGATAATTCTATGGGAGCAGAGATGAAAGAAAAACCTTCAAAGGTAAGTTCTTATATTCCATTAGTAAGAGTTAATAATTATGAACTTCAGGGTGATAGATTAAATTTCTTTTCTTTAAAAAATGATGGGTTCTATCCAACATGTAAAATAATATTTGAAGACGTTGATGGATTCTTTACTGCTAGATTCTATCCTAAAGATGGTGATATTATTCAAGTTAATATTAGATCACAGGGTGATGAAACTACATTTAAGCCTATAAGAATAGATTTTACAATAGTAGATATTAAGCCTATTGGTGGTGGGGGTGGACAAGAAGCTAATAAGTATATGGTATTAGGTAGAATGTTTGTTCCTAACTTATTTACAGAAAATGTAGAATATGAAGAAGATGTTACTAGTTTTGATGCCTTATTAAATATTGCAGAAAAATTAAAATTAGGATATGCTTCTAATATTGAAGAAACTGCTGATCAAATGACTTGGACAAATCCTAATGATACAACAGAAACGTGGATACAGGATATTGTAGCAAATAGTTATTTAAATGATGAAACATTTTTTACTGCTTATATAGATCCTTACTATTATTTAACTTTAGTTGATGTAAATAGATTCTTTAGCCAAGAAGGAGCTATTGAAGCTAGCCAAACATTTAGCCAAAATGCTGGAGATAATTTTAGTGCTGAAGGTGCCGATGGGCAAGAAGATAATTTTCCTAATTATTTAAGTAATATGATTCAGATGCAAGGTGGTGCTAGATATATTTCCAAACATCAAATGGTTAATAAGAGCGGAGAAATAAGTAAAGCAAACGGTTATAAAAGATATACTCAATATTGGGATCTTAATGCTAAAGAATGGGTAAGTGAATTTGTTGATCCTTTAACAAACAATACACCAGGAATGATACCAGCAACAAAAGGTAGAATAATTGATGGTGAAGTAGAAGGACCAAGAAATGATCAAGTTAAATATAAGTACTTAGGTACTCAAGGCGATAATGTTCATCCTGAATTTCAGTATAGTACAGTTCTTAATTATCAAAATATTACTGAGATTAATAAAATAGGAATGGTTATTGACTTAGATACAGTTAATCCTGCTCTTGTAAGATATAGTAGAATTTATGTTCAAATTTTAGAATATGGAAGCCCAGTACAAAATACTTTATTAAATCCAAGTAATAGAGAACTTGAAGGTGAACAAACACCACAAACAAGATCATCAGACGAAACGGGAAATGATGCACAAACATCAGGTAATCAGAATGGAGTAGTAAATGAATATCTTACTGGGTTTTATGTAATAGCTGGAGTAGAGTGGATATTAACCAAGCCAGGTGTATTAAGAATGAGACTTAAATTACAGCGCCGAGAGTTTACTCCATCTACTTAAATAAATATAAAAAGAAAACTAAATTATGCCATTAATAGATTATGCAAATCCAGCAGGAAGTCAAGGACTACAGCAATTAGCTGGCCCTTTCGGTTCTTTATTAGGGCCGGGTGCTTCATTTCCTGCAAGTTATGATTATGCTAAACGATTTGTTAATAATTCTACAACTGCTGAAGGTAGTGGTGGTAATGGTGTTACTGCTTTAGATGATCCTACTTATTTAGGATTCCAATTAATGTTTGATCCATTTAGCCCATTATTTGCTGGGGCTGGGATTGGTAGCCCAGGTATAGGTAACGATGCTTTACCAGGTTCTGGTGGTAGTGGTAATTTAGGAAGTTTAGCTTCTCAGTTTGGTATTCCTAATCCAGGGGATGAAACTGCTGGTGTAGGTTATGATAAGTCGGCTAATGCTATAGGTTATTTAAATAAGATTGGAGAAGGTACACGAGCTAAGTATTTGCAAGCCTTTGTTCAAGGAATACAAGAAATCAATAGAACTCGTCCATATTATTGGCAAACTATTGAAGGTTTAGATGAAGCCTGGGGAAAGGCTACAGATTTTAAATTGGACCCTTATACAGGTAGTGCACCTGGTGCAGGTATAACTATTGGTTGTTTAGAAGCAATAGATTTAAAATTAACTGCATTATTTAGTTTATATAAAATGGCTGTTTATGATGTTCAATATAAGAGGTGTATTTTACCACCTAACTTAATGAAGTTTGATGTATATGTTTATATTCAAGAAATAAGAAAATTTAAGACAGTAAGAAATTGGTTAACTACATTTAATCCTAGTAAAAATGGAGAAGATACTGCAAACTTTACAAATGAAAATACTTCTCAAGTAGGTTTTAAATTTACAGACTGTACTTGGGATATGGCTGCTACTGGTAAAGTTTTTGAAACTGTAACAAATTCTGGGGGAACTATAGCTACAACAAGCATAAAGTTTGGTTATTCTAATATAGAACAACAATCTCAGTTTTCCGGTTTTGATGGTGCTCTTAAAGATTGGACTCTACAGCAATCCAGTGCAAAGCTAGGATCAAGAGTTAAAAAGTTTGCTAAAGATCAAGTAAATAATATAGCAGCTGGTGCAGTTAATCAAGCTCAAAGAACTGTATCAAGTGCAATACAAGGAATTACTTTAGGTAATGTTTTTGGTGCACGAAATGAAATATTTGCTGCTATACAAAATCCACAAGCTTTAGCAAATGCTGCTGTAGGTGCAGCTGTTCAGGCAGGTGAAGGTTTAGGTGAATCATTAATAAACTTATTTAGAGACGGTGTTGATAAAATAGGTAATGCATTTGATCAACCTACAGCAGCCGGAAGTATAATTTCACAAACAGTTGGAGATAATATTTTTGCTGATGCAACTAATCCACCTGATGGGCCTGCATCTGGACCAGACTTAGGAGGAAATATATTTGCAGCAGGGGCAGGCGGTCCGTCTTTAGAATCTACTAATGTGTTTGGTGATACTCCTCCAGGTAATAATTCCGATATAAGCGGGGAAAATATTTTTAGTTAATGGGAAAAGTTAATCCAGCAAATTTTAATGCCGACGATTTGCGAACTACTCAATGGGTAGGAATCGTTGAAGATACTAATGATGATATCTTTGAAGGTAGATGCAAGATTAGGGTATACGGTAAAATGGATGATCGTGTAGATCCTGAGGATCCACAAAGTGCATTTAAGATTCCAACCGTTGCTTTACCTTGGGCAAGACCTCATCAATTAATGTATGGTGGTAGTAATAGTGGAAGCGGTAAATTTGAAATTCCTAAATTAGGTTCTATTGTTAGAATTACATTTGACAATGGTAATTATTATCAACCAGTTTATCATGAAAACATTTATCCTTCAGATGAAACAAAAGCTGAAGTAGAACCATCCTACCAGAATTCTCATGTATTAATTTATGATACAGCATTTGGTTTAACTGGAGAATTACAGGATGGTGTCTCAGAAGTAACCAACGAAAGAGAAGGTGAACATATTAAAGTTTTCTTTACAGAGGAAAAAGGATTAATGATGGACTATACTACAACAGAAGGTCCAACCACAGTAAATGTAAAACCTGATAACTCTGTTGAAATAATAAATGCAAACGGAGATTCTATTGTAATGCTTAATGATGGAAATATAACATTTACACATTCTGCTCAATTTACAATTAATAGTGGAGCTGATACTGTAATTAATGCTGATGCTAATTGTCTTGTTAACTGTGTTGATGCTGTGATTACCGCTACAGGATCTACTCATTTAAATTCTCCAAAGATTACATTAGGAGAACAAGGCACCGATGCTGTACTTAAAGGTACTCAGTTTATTAATGATCTTTATAATAATCATACACATATTGGAAATCATGGTTCACCAACTAGTCCTCCAATGGCACCAGGAAATCCTGCATTAAGTACAAAGAATACAACTGACTAATATATAAACTATAAATTAAATAATTAAATTATGCCATTAGTACCATCAATAATATTAGCAGCTATGGACTCAGCATTTGTTGCAGGAATCACTGCAATGGAGGAAGCTGCTCAGACTAACATAGACAATTCAAAGGAAATAGTTTCTGAAACTCAAATTAAAGCAGCAGGAGGAGCGGCCTTTGCTGCTATAGCGGGCCCTGCTATCGATGCATACATAAGATCACAAACTTTGATTGTACCACCAGGACAACTTGTAGTGGCACCGCCACCGGCAGGTACTGGAGCAACCACAGCACCATCTCCACCAATTATTCCTGTATAACTTAAACAATCAACTAACTTATAAGTATAACTAATATTAGATACCTAAAGAGTAATATATAATCTATAATAACTTCTAAAAATAAAAAAAAATGATTGAACAAGAAATTACCGTACAATTAAGTGATGATCCATTTGATACAAAAACAGTAAAGGTACAAGTACCGCATGGAGTCAAACTTATGTGTAACGAATCATATGCACCTGATGTATTATCTATGTATGGTGTAACTGATGCCACTCTAAAGAAAGCACAACTAACAGAAGATAAAGTTGACTATACTACAAGAGGTGAAATATCCTTTATATCAGAAGATAGGACTAGGGCATTAATTGATATTCAATCAAAACATACCGCTTATTGTGTATTAACCAAAGAACCTGATTATATTGTAGAACAATTAAAGGTAGGTATGGAAATTGATGTAAAAATTAAAACTAGTAAAACTGGTGATGTTATCGCTTCAATTTCTGATGCTTTAATGGAAGTTAAGTTAAAAGAAATAAAAGATGCTATTGGAAACAGTTCTATAGGTTTTACTGGAAAAGTTAAAGAATTAATTCATGGTGGTTATTGGGTAGATGTTGCAGGTATTAAATGTTTTATGCCAGGATCATTAGGAGGTTTAAATAAATTACATGACTTCAATGCTATTGTAGGAAAGGATTTAATTGTTATGCCAATTACATTCTCTAAAGAAAAAGACACTGTTGTAGTTTCTCATAGAGAATATTTAAGAACAATGATTCCTACTACTATTGAAAATCTTAAGGAAAATATTAAAGAAGAAAAAGTTGGTTTTGTTACAGGTACTACTAAGTTTGGGGTATTTGCTGAATTTGACGAATGTTTAACTGGGTTAATTCCTAAGGCTGAATTAAGTGAAGAATATCAAAATGCTTTAAATGATAAAAGTATTAAACCTGGCGATGAAATTAAATTTTGGACTAAAGAAATTATTACTGATAGGAAAATCATATTAAGTCAGTTAGGTCCTAAAATTGATTTATGGGATGGTGCAGATGAGAAATATAAACCTATGATGGTTACTGAAGGAAAAGTAACTAAATTAACTTCTTATGGTGCCTTTGTAGAATTAGAAAAAGGTATAAGTGGTTTAGTTCATAAATCAAAACTAAAGAACCGAGAAATTGCAAAAGGGGATATTATTAATGTTAAGATTGGTAGTGTGAATGTTAATGATAGAAAAATTACAATGAACATTGTATAACTGCATTCCTGATTGTAAATATATAAACAAATCAGGAACTACATGTACTCTAACGAACAATTAAATGCAATATACTCTTCCAGGATTGGATTAGAATTTGAATTCTTTGCAAATGAAGGATTAGAAGAGGTTAAACATAACCTATCTAATGTTTTAAATAAACAGATCCGAATAGAAGAAAAGGCTCATAGTGAATTTACTCCTACTGATGAAATTTTTAAATTAGAGCCTGATAATTCTGGTGGAACTGGGATGATTGAATTGGTCACAGGTCCTATGCCGTTTGTAGAATCAAAACTTATTATTGCAAAAACATTAAAGTGGATTAGAGAAAATGGATCTACTAATGAAAGATGTTCTATTCATATTAATGTAGCTTTTGATGGAAGTAAACTAGGTACTCCTGTTAATATTTCAAAATTAGATATTGGTAAATTTGTTTTAAACTTTAATGAAGAAAAAGTTTATGAAGCTTTTCCTAATAGAAAAGATTCAGTTTATGCAAAATCTATAAAATTTATCGTTCCTCTTAGTGGTATGACTCAACCGTCTCCTGAAAAAAGGTTATGGAAAAATTATATGTTTGTTACAGAAAAGTATTATGGGGTAAACTTTTCAAAGCTTCCTAAAAATTATATTGAATTTAGATATCTTGGTGGTAAAGATTATGAAAAGAAGTACAATACTATTATGAATCTTACTGAGCATTTTGTTATATCTTTATATGAATCATTAATGAATCCAACTTATACAGAAAAAGATTTGCAGAAATTAGATTCTCTTCTTGAAAAGCATAGAGGAGTTATTCAATCATATAGAGATTATTCTTCATTTAAGAAAAAGTTTCCAGATATAAGATTAATGGTAGACTTAAATACAAGTGATCAAATTGTAGAAACATTCTATCCTAAGATGAGAGAAAAAATATTTGAACTTTTAACAAAAGCAGATATGAAAAGAGGTTTAATTAACTATGATGCGGATACAGGTAGAATGCAGATTAAAGATACTGAATTATTAAGATGTTATGAATTAGCTGGTATTGATATAGTAGATAGTAAGATACAAGGTAACCTTATTAAATGTGATATCTTTAACTGTGAATTACTAAATACTTCAGTAACTGAATGTAATCTTTTTGGAGCTACAGATGCTAGTGATTGTAAAATTGAAGATTCATATGTTAGTAAAAATGTAATGTGCAAAGATTCATATGTTTTTGGAATGAGAGGTGTTTTTAGTGGAGAAATGGACGGAGGTATATTTAGAAAAGGTAGAGCTACTAAATTAGCTAGATTTGAAAATACTGAAGTAATTGAAATAGAAAAAATATAAAATAGTATGGCTAACAAAAATACTTATTGTAATGATCCGGAAGAAGCAGCATGTTTAGATGCATTAATAAAAGAAATTAATGATGATCTAACTATTGCTTGCCAAATACCGTTTACAGTTCCTAAAAAGGAATTGGCTCATATTATACAAAGAGCAAAAGGTTATTTTTATAAAATATATGAAGACAGTGTAGAACAGATGTATATTGCTTTACCTGCTGGAGCATTACATACAAAGGAGTTTAAACAAGGAGTCCCATTTGGATCTGGTAAAGATAAAGAAACTATTACTAATAAAGCAAACATTAATAATCCTAGAGGAATTGTACCAATGCCATCTAGAGTTTATTCAGTTAATGATGTATTTGAAATAGGCGGTTTTAGTGGTGAAGATGGTGGCTTTGGTGATTATAGTTTTAATGCAGGAGATGTAGATTTTTCCATTGACAAATTTATTTATAGTGATGTGTATGGTGCAGGTATAGGTAGTGAAAATTTAATGTACTATGTAGTTAATTCTTTATTCTTAGATAATACAAGACAAGTACTCTTACCACAGATATCTTATACATATAATAGATTAACTAAAAAGTTTAGATTCCAAGGGCAATTACCAAAAAGAGCGGTTATCTTTGAAATATTTTCAACGATTCCTGATTGTGCGTTATTTCAAGATGAAGCATTTGTTAGATATTGTATTGGACAGGCTAAAATACAGTTAGCAAGAATCTTAGGTACATTCTCGTTTAACCTGCCTGGTAACATTACTATTAATTATGATTTAATTTCAACAGAAGGAAGAGATGAAGTAGATAGAGTAGTTGAAGAAATTAAAGGTGATGAAGGGGTTGACTACTTTTTTACTGGATAATTTTATAATCTGAAAGCTATTAAATTTAAAGAGAATATATAATAAAATAATTGTTCTCCCATGATTAAAGATATTTATAGTAGAGATATAACGGCTCCTAAGTATAATGAGAATACTTTAGAAGTCAGTGATGAACTATCTCAACTAATTCTTAAGATTGAAAATTGTCTTTTTACAAGACGAGGCGATGTATTAGGGGCACCAGGTATGGGTGCTAATTTAGAAGATTTAATATTTTCTTTAGTCTTAAGTGAAACAGTTATAGCAAACAATATCACTAGCCAAATATCGGCTTATTGTTTACCTGAACAAGGTGGATTTAATGTTGAAACAGTAGTATCATTTTATTCCACTGCTGAAGTTGACGGTTGTTTAGTTGATATTTTTGTTAATGAAATAAGAGTCATAGGAGCTCTTTTTTAAAATAAAAAATTGAATGTCATTCTTTAGTAAAACACGATTAAGAGCCACTGAGTTATTTCAAGATTCATTTGAATACCTGCAACGTACTTACGACCAAGCAAGAGAAACTTTTACACCTGCTTCACCGTTTGGGCAAGTATTAACTGTTGTAGCAAATCTAGGTGAAATGATTTTCTTTTATATTGAAGCCGTTGCAACAGAACTTAATATATCAAGAGCAAGAAATATAGAATCCATATATGGTTTATCCAGACTTACTGGACATGATCCTACAAGAGGAATATCTGCAAGAGGTATTATTGGATTAAGATTAAATACAAGTGCATCTAGCCTTGTGAATGGTGACTATGTACAAATTATGAATGGTTCGAGTTTTGAAATAGGTAATAATGGATTAACTTATTTCTTAAGATTTAATAGTGATTTTATAAGATTAGAAAAAACAAACTCGGCATTTATAAATGTTGAGGTTATACAAGGAGAAAAGGAAGATCAATCATTTACTGGTACTGGCTTAGCTTTACAAAGTTATAACCTAACTACAAAGGAGCCTACCGATCAATATTTAGTTGAAGTTTTTGTAGATGGTAAAAGATGGAAGTTAGAAGAATCTATTTATGATATGAATAATGGCGAGGAATGCGCTATGGTTAAAACTAGTGTTAATGGAGGATTAAGTGTATTCTTTGGAAATAATCAATTTGGACAACCTCCAGCATTAGGATCAAGAATACGAATAACTTATGTTAAGACAAGAGGAAGTGCTGGAAACATTGGAGGAAAACAATTGGATATTAAATTTTCTGAACCAGGTACAGATTCATCTGGTGAGCAAGTAGATTTAAATGAAGTTCTTGCATTAAACATTACAAGAAATCCTATGTTTGGTTCTAATTCTGAAGATCCTGCATTTACTAGGTTAATTGCACCGTATGCAAGTAATTCATTTGTATTAGCTAATCCTAATAATTATATTTACTATTTAAGCAAGTATGATTTTTGGTCTTTTATAGATGCTTACAATACAAAGAATGATCAATACTTAGATGATGATAATATTATTTACTTATTTTTAATTCCTGATGTAAAGAAAAAATTAACTAGCGATTTAGATTACTTTAATGTACCAGAAGTAGAATTTACTATGACTGATGCTGAAAAGGAAATGACTTATGAAATTTTAAATAAAAGTGGAAGACAGGTTGTTACTGCTGAGGTTAGAATCAAGGATCCTATTATTAGAAAGTATGCTCTGAATGTTGTAATAAGATATTTTGAAAATTTTGATAAAGATGCCATAAGAGTAGAAATTAGAAAGAACCTAGATGATTATTTCTTAAATGTTAATAGAAGAGATAGAATTCCAAGATCGGATATTATTTCTATTATTGAAAATGTAGAAGGTGTAGATTCTGTAAATGTATTCTTTATTTCAGAACAGAATGAAGAAGCAATTAGAAATGGTTTTTATTTTGTAAAAGTGTATGGCACAGATCCTGTAACTGACCAAAGAGTTTTAATTGAAAACAAAAAGATTGTACTAAAAGAAGGTGAAGATCCTCAATTAGGATTAGATAGTTTTGGTGATGTTCTTATTGGGAATGATGAATTAGCTATTATAAGAGGAGGGTGGAAAGACAGAAATGGTACCTTCTATGAGCCTATACCTGAAGCTAATAAAATTAGTTCTTTAAATGTATTCTATAAAGAAGCTATTCCAAATAATCTTTATAATAAAATACAGCAAGAAAAATATAATAAAGCTCAACGTAATAGGGGAACTACTATTGCTACTGGAAATAATGCAAGAGGTTTAAATACAGGTAGGTTACAAGATTCACCAACGTTAAAAGCACTTAAAGGAAATTAATATGGCTACAGTAAAAAATGATAGAACAGGATTCCCTAGCTTATATAGAGCTACTTATGAAGAAGGTTGGAATTTAAAAAATACAGGATATGATTATTCCAAAACTTTATTAAACATAAGTATGTCAAAATATATGTTTAAGAATCCACATCTTAAAAAATTCTTAGAAGATTATCTTAATCCTATTATGGTATTTTGGGTTAATAAAGTTAAGTACCTAAGAATCTATTATAACTTTGCTGTACCTAAGTGGTACCAAAAAATAAATTAAGACGTAGTGGCGAACTGGGAACACTTATACTTCTTTGATAAAAATGGGAAGAATTACAATATGGAATATGACAAGTCTGCTGATAAGTGGACGGGTGATATTTTTATTTCTCAAGTTTCTATTGATTTATTTGAAGTAGGTCAATTATTTATTTTACAAAAAATGATTAACTCCACTACAAGTGCTTTTGAGTGGGGATATCCACATGGCTATACTGATGCACCTACTGGTGAACCTACTGGGCAAGCTGCTTGTGATTGGGTTGTAGATTGGAAGACAGATGATCCATCTCAAATTTTTCTATTTAAATTTGATATGGATTTTATCACTGGTACACAATCTGCTTTGGTACAAGAACCTGATGGTCCTAATTTAATAAAGTTAGCTAAAGTAAATGTACCTTTAGATTTTGATATAAATCAAAAGGTAGATGGAGAAGGGTATATTATTACTGATGAAATAAGATCTATTGCAATGCAAGTTAATATTGCATTCTCGTCTCCAATAGAAAATACCTATAAAAGAACTTTAACTATAACAGATGAATGTACTAATACTATAATTGCAGAATTTACTGTTTATGCAGAAAGTATTGAAGAAGATGAAAGATTAAGAGTTATGACCCAGAATCTAGGTTATAATGTTATTGCTTCAGATAGTACTGTTTTTAAAGATACTAATATAAAAGAAGTTTTACCTGATTATGTAGAAATAAATCTTAAGCGTAAAGAGATAATGTTAGAAGGGTCTAACATATATCCTTTTATTGGTGCATATAAAGGTTTAATAAATGCAATCAAATTTTTTGGATATGATACTCTAAAAGTTAAAGAATTCTGGAAAAATGTAAATGCAAATTCACCAACATTTGGAAAGTATATTCAAAGTAGTGCTATAGATTTATTTTCTCCTACTGCTCAATTTGATGATAGGAAGATAACTTTACCTAATAAGAACTTTAGGAAAACTAGTATGTTTGAACTTATCTATAGAATTAATAAAATTGTACCTAATAAGTTTACAGATGAAGACTTGCCTATTACTAAGGAGGTACAAGAATTTACTATAGAAGAAACGCTTATTAAATTATTTGGTTTAAAAAGAAAATTAGAGAATGAATATTTACCACTTAATGCTCATATAAAAGGAATAACAGCAGAGGCTGATTTTTTTGGTTTATTAGAAGTTACAAATACAATTAGTAGAAATGATACCAATACTATACAAGCAGGAGTAAAGGCATCTTTTAAAACACTACCTAATGAATGTTTATATTTAGAAGATTTAAGAGATTTTCAATCTTTTTGTTTAAAAGAAGCTGCAATAGTTGGTAAAGCAATAATAAATTATTGTAATGCTTACATTGCACCATTAGGCGCAGGTGGTGCTGCTGTTGGTGCAAATATGGTAGCTTCATATACACCAGGCCAAGCTTTACCTGCTCCACCGATAGGACCTGATGTTAATAGTGTATTAGGAACATTACAAGATGGAGGAAATGTATCTATTCAATCAGTGGCTGGAGTATATGCTGCTTACTTTTCTAGATATGCTCCTGATTTGGATAGAACATTAGCTGATTATGTTCCAGGAGAATCATCATTAAGTTTACCAGATCAACCCGGCACTCCTAGTGGTGCTTTAGTTACTTTAGAAAATGATACTTTTTCTAATATAACTTGGGACACTATAAATAGTACATGGGATCAATTAACTAATGCTAATGATTTCTTTACATTTGACTTTAATGTACAAGGAGCCCTAGTTGGGGATGTATATAGTATTAGTGATCCTGCAACATCAACCTCAGTTAGTCATACTGTTGTTTTTGGAGATACTATTCAAATAATTACTACTTCTTTATTTAATCAAATAGTAGCACTTAAGAATCTTCAAACGGAACCTTGGTTATGGTTTGATTGGTCTCAGGTTACAAATGATATTGGCCCATGTATCAGAGCTTATGGAAATGATGTTAATAGATTTGTAGCTGAAGTTCAATTAGCAACGGCAGGAACAGGTGGTCAATTTACTGATATTCAATTACCAGGAGAAACTTTATTTACATGGGATGGTTTAAAATATGCTAACATGGCTGAAATTGAGTGGACTATCTTTAAAGACGAAACTGATATTTCTCCTGCTTATTATTTTAATATAAGAGGAGCTATTGGAATTTACAATAGTTTACCAGTCACATTACCTTATGTAGGTGAGTATACAGTTGAAATGAGATTATATGATATGTATAATAATGTTTCTAATTTGGTTAAAGAATCTACAATATGTGTTGATTCTAGAGAAGTTGAATATTCTGGCTGGTACCAAGCAAGGAAGTTAAATTATACATGGAGTAGTGAAGGTAAATATACATGGAAAAATTATGGTGCATTATGGAACTTACCACAATCTCCTACAATAACATGGGATGATGAAACTCCTAGCTTATATGAATCTCTTGATCGTGTTAATGCTATTCTAAATAATTTTGGAATTGGTACAAATGCTGATTTTCAAATTCTTAATTTTCAAGATAATGGAAAGGCTAGTTTTACAGGACCATACCAATGGAAGAATTTAAATACAACAAGCAGTACTTGGAATAATGCATATCACTTATGGTGGGATATGACTCAATGTACTGGAGATACTCCTGCATTTTTTCAATTTAGTGAAATTAAACCTAATTCATATTTAAAGATCGTAGATAAAAATGGACAAACAGGACAACATTATTTTGATTTTGCTACTAATACTTTAAGTGAGGCTGTTAATCAACTTAACTTAAGTTCAGATCCTATCATAAATAAGTATGTTTATAATCTTGTTTTAGATTCATCATATAATCAGGTTTTTGTACAGGCAGTCTCTAGATATTATGGAGTATTTGGAGATTTTACTTCTGTTGATATAGTTGATGTAAATGGAGTTAGAATCTGTGCAGCATCAACAGGAACAGGAACTGATTATGTTGGAGGGCCTTTACAAACTTCAACACTATATCCACCCTTTGACAGATCATTAGCAATTAATGGATCTACTTTGGTAGCATTACCATCATTAGGTGGAACTAATCCAGTTACAGATGAATTTGTTAAAAAAGTTGCAAGAGTATATGAAATGATCTTAGAACCAGATGCAACAGGAATTACATATAATAAACAGGCGGCGATTCTACAATCTTTACAAACTAAAAAGACTATTCAAAGAATAGGATATAATGGAATGGGAGATTATACTCCTTCTTTAGAAACCTATCCTGGTTGGGATAACACAAATGATAATAATGCTAATGTTGACTTTATTTGGGAATTGAGTTCAGGTTCTCCTAATGATCAGATAACAGAAGTATTAGAACATACTTTACATACCCTAACTACATTTGGTTTACCAGGTGCATATCCTACTGTTTTTAATCAGACTTCATCTTTTGGTCCTACATTTTTAGCTATGTCTGAAGCAATTAATAATGGAACATTTGATACTTCAGCTTATACACAACAGCCTGGCCAGACTTTAGATGAATTTAATGCTTTATTGATGAGAGAATATTTATACTTATTAATTTATGCAGAATGGAATTTTATTACTACTTATGTAAGCGGAGGTTCTTTAGCACCTGAATGGACGGCTACTACCCCAGCTCTAGTAGCTTCACAAAACCCTTTAGGTCATGCACTATATACTGATTATATAAGTAAAGTATTAGCTAAACCTTCTACTGTTATTTTGGATTCAATGTTTGCTGTTGGAGGATTATCTGGATATGTTCCTTTTGAAAATACTCCAATAAGTGGAAATGTAGATTGTTTAAGTAGAATTTATAAAGAAGGGCAAAGCAGATCCGGTAATGCAACATGGAATACTGCTAAATTTATTAATGATGGTAAAGTATTACCTCCTATGACATGGGCAATGTTTGTTTATGATAAATGTAGAATAGTTGGTAAGGAACAACCGAGATGGACTATATCTAATACTACTGACTCATCGGTAGCGGATATATATTTCAATAGTAAGTATTTAACCTATCTTTTTAAGAACCCAGGAAGATATGTGATCACGTTAGAACTTACTGATAACAATGGGAATAAATATAAAAAGGATAGAAATATCTTAAATATAAAATAACAAAGAAAATGGCAATTAGCGTAACAGAAATTCTAGGAACGGATTCATTATCAGGATCAAGGTTAGTTATTAATGATAACTTCAATGTTCTTGCTAGTGAGATTAATTCTATGGAGGTGTATTTTGCACCATCAGCCGGTACAATTACTAATTTAAATAATGTATCTACCGAAGCATTAAGGGTAGGTTTAAGTACCGTACTATTAGATATTAATGCAAGTACATTTGATATTCTTACTAATGTTAAGATGACTGGTAATTTAAATTTGACAGGTGGAGGTTTATTCAGAAATGATACTAATCCTACTACCCAAAATGATACATTAGCAGGACCAGGTATGACATTAGATATTGGAGCGACTGGAGCAATTCCACCGTATTCAATTTATAGAGTAGGTAATTCAGATACTACCAATAATCTACAAATAGATATATTTAATGGAAGTATTGGTCAGGAATTATTCCTTATCTATGCAGAATCAAATACAGGTACTGTAAGATTTAATGGTGTATCAAATAACTTGGTATTAACTGGTGCAGGATCTAATTTAGATTTAACTGCATTAGGACAGAGTGTACACTTATTATGTATTGACAATGGATCAGGCGTAGGAGTTTGGTATGTTGTTGGTGGAACAGGATATACAGTATCATAACAATAAAGAATTAACACATGGCAACGACGCCCTTAATTAGAACACCCCAAGCAGACGGTGGAACATTTTACACGTTCTCGTCATCAGCTAAAGACTTATCTAGGACCATCAATAATGATGATCTAAAGTTGGTCTTTTCTAAGTTTGTGCTTCTTAATCTACCAGATTTTGATAGATTAGATCCAAACACATTTAGTAATTATCAAAACTATATGCAGTTTGATACAATTGATGGTGCTATTTGGTCAGGTGGTTTAAAAGGTGATCCTAATGTTAATTTTACAGAGAGTCTTCAAAATTATGCGCTAAATTTAGAAGAATTAATTATAAGTGATGCCAGTTATGATAACACTACAAATCTAACTGTAACTGAGAGAGTATTCTTTAAATGGTTAAAGGAAACTGGTGCAATGAGATTCAGAGAAGCTACTTCAGCAGAAAAAATCTCAAGCCTTACTGATAAAAGATTTTGTGAAGAAGATGAAATAACAAGTGATCCTCGACAATACAGAAGAGTAGTAAAGTATATAGGTGAAATTGACATTGTAAATAATGTAGATAAGGCCGGTGAATCATATACAGAATTATATATTAATGTACCAACGGAAGTGGGTAGAACGCCTACTATCCTCTTTGATTCAATTTCAGATGTCAACTATAGCCCTTCACTAAAGATTCAAGGAACTAGTGAATATATTATGGGAAGAAATTCTGCAACCGTTCACCCACAAGGATTAGATATTTTAGCTTGGTATGATTATGATCAACAATTACAAGGTATAGGTCCTGCTGGTTATACAGATCCAGATGCTGATTGGATGGGGTTAGGACCAGGTACAACTGTATCCGTTGCCGATGCTTATTTTACAGAACCTACAACCTTTGAAAGTGTTCTTAATGCTAACATACAAAAATATCCAGCAGATTATAATAACCCACCAGGATTTTCAGGATCTGCATATGTAAGAAGTGAATTAGATGGAATTAGTATTGATTTTAATCCTAATGATTATCAACAAATTGCAACAGACCAAAATATATCAACTATTCCACAATTTAATGGAACTGATTTAGCTGAGTCTTTTGAATTTAATGCTGTGTTAGTTTATTATGATATGGTAGACTTAAGCGATTCTTCTAAGACTAAAACTAATTTATATGGAATTTTATTATTAGATAATATTACTCCAACTACAGATGGTGGATATATTCAAAGATATCCTAAATATAAACCTAATCCTACTACTGGCCAAAATGGTAATAGTTATGGATTTAAAATTAATTTAAGGTTTGATGCTTCTCCTGGAACTGCAGGTATTGATACAATTGTAAATGATTATAATACCTTTTCAATGGGATTATTTTCAGATGCATCTGCACAATTACAAGCATCATCACAAATATTCCAAAGACAGCAATTAGAGATTGCTGATATGGAAAAAAGATTAACGGCTGTACAAAATACATTAAACTCTGTATCTACTTCAGCATTTTTACAAGCACAAATTGATAATATGCAAACTCAGATTGATAATGCTTCGTTAGCTTTTGCGAGCAGTACTACATTATTAGATTTGATTGCAAAGAATGCAGATGAAATACAAGCATTGGCTAATGGAGATGTTTCAAAGACATTACAATATAATACTGATGTAGTTAGACAAGGTACTGGTATAACTATAAATACTAATACACCTAATCAAATACAAGTTTCAAATAATGTACAGGCATACAATTTAATGGTTCCTGTTGATAGCGGAGATGTTCAAATAACAAAAGCAGCTCCTCTTAATTTAAATGTAGTAGCCCCTCAAGTATTTGCAGATTTATTAACATACACTAATATGTTAAGATTAGATACAATTAATACTGCTGGTGGTGATATAAACATTTATATAGATGATACAGATATACAATGGAGAACTGGTCAGACTGCAAGAATAACATTTAATAATGTTCCTTTAGTAGGATCAAGAAATATTAACATATATACTGATGCACCTAGTAGACTGAACAATGGAACATTTGGTAAATTAGCAGCAACTATACCTAATGCAGATATTAGTACATTACCGATTATTGATTTAATCTGTACTGAACAAGGTGTGTTAAACTTTGTATTTGATATAGTTAAATAAATAATAAAAGTAAACTAGAGAATGGCTGAGAATAATTCAATACAAACAATGTTACCGGAGTTGTTAAGACTTTTTAACAATTCATTGGAGAGCTTTGAGAAAGTTAACCAAGCGATTACATCAAGCCGAGAGTCCGTTACTGTAAATATACAGAATCAAAATGGAACAAATTCTCGTGTAACTATTCCTAGTTTTGGTTTTCTTAAAAATTCAGTTGACAGGTTACAGAGTAATATCAATACTATTACTAATTTTAATGGTTCTGATAGTTCTATAAGATTACCTGATGGTACATTTAGAAAATTGGTTTTAGCTAAGCTTCCTACTGAGGCCGCTGATTTAACTGCTATGACATCTGTTAATGAATTTAATGTAAAGCCTAATTGGTTTTTTGAAGAACTAATTAATCCATTATTATTTGTTTCATTTGATATAACAGGCCAAGCACCTATTGATACTGAAAGATGTATTGTTAAAAGATTTATATTAGATACTAATACACAAAGTAAAACCAATTTCTTTGACTCTAGTTATAACGGGGCAGCTGATATTAATTATGATACTTTCTTACAGCAGATTGTAGAGAAAAATATATCTTATGTATTAGATGAAGCTGTAGTTGATTTACCACCAAGAGAATTGAGATATTCTGGAATGTTTAGTGTTACTAGAATTTCTGAAGAAAGCGTAACTGAAACTGTAAATGGTGTAAATCAAACAACTACACAAAAGGTGTACAAATTAAATAAAATATTTTATACAGATTCTGAAGCGGATTTTGATGATACTGTTCAACTTAAAGTTGGTGATAGCTTAGAAGTAGTCTCATCTCCGATTGATACTAGATATACTGTATCTAGGATTGATAGTAGCACAAATTCTATTATTGTAAAATTACAAGAAGGTTCTAAAACTATAAGTATTGGTGCTGATGTTTTAAAAATAGGATCTTCTTTAAATGATGAATTAAATGTAGATGTTACTGTAGGTTTTGGAGAAAGGTGTGTAACTTTTATTAAGCCTATTGATCCAAATTCTAAAATACCAGCAGTTAACTGGTCTCCAGGTAGTGGTTTTTATACTAATGATTTAAATACTATTGATGCAGCTGGTAATCAACAAACATTGGCTGATTATTATCAACAGAGTGCTATTGATTTTGGAAGATATTTACTTTCATTTGCTCAAGATAAAATACCAACAAGCAGAGAAGGTTTAATTCCTAATGCACCAACGCTTTCTGCTGATAACTTTTCTGTTTCTTTAATTAATGGGCAAGTTAGTAATTCTGATGCTATTGTACAACTTAAAGATTTAAATAACCAGAAGAATACTAACCAGGCGCAATTAACTGAATTAGATACTGCTATATCTCAAAGTAGAACTAAAATACAAACTACTAATTACAGCACAGAGGTTGAAAGAGATGCAGATAAGAATGCGTTACAAGGACTTATAACTGAGAGAGCATCAACTTCTAAGTTGTATGCATCTGTAGTAACAGAAATAGATGCATCGGCTCAAGATAATTCAATTAATAGTATAACACCTAAATATAGAGTAAGAGGATTCTGGGCTATGCCGCAAGAAAAGTCTGCTCCATCTACAGGTGTACAGGATATTGTTAAATTTAAATATCGTTATAGATATCTTTCTGCTGATGGTGCAGCTAACCCCGTAGATCAATTTACTTTTGTAGATGGTAATGGAACAAGCCAAGGTGCTTTTTCAAACTATGCTCAAGTAGATAGTGTATTAAGACCTAGGGTTAGAAATCCACTTACAGGCTTATATGAATGGGCTCCTATTGATGATGATAATGCCGATTCTATAAATATTAATCAATTAGATATTCCTATTAGAAAGGGGGAGCAAGTTGAAATACAAGTAAAGTCTATATCAGAAGCAGGCTGGCCATCTAATCCATTAGAGAGTGAGTGGAGTGATGCTATAAGAGTTGAATTTCCAGCAGATCTTAGTTCTGATAATGCAGTTGAATCAATATTAGCACAGAACCAAGAAGACTTGGCTAAAGTAACTTTACAAGAAGAATTAGAAGGTATTGGATTATATACTCATTTAAGTAGTTCTTTTACTGCTAATGAAACTTATTTTGCTCATTCAACACCAGTAATTGCATCTGGGTTTTTATCCGAAAACCAAACACCAATTGATTTATTTACTAAATTAACCGAAATGCAAAATCAGCTAGATTTATTTGCTGAGATATTAAGTAATGCACAAGGTGAAATGGTAACTACATTAATTGATGACCAAGGTAATACCACGAGGTTGGCTAGAAATTCTACAACAAAGATATTTGCTGGATTCTATTCTCAAGAAGTTGATGGTTTGGATGATCCAAGAGGAGCAGTAATTACTAAAACTTATTTTATAAACATAGGAAATAAATCTCAAACTACATTACAATTAGTTGCAAGAATTACTGGTAATAGAAAAAGAATGGTTAGGCAATCAGAAAATCCTGCTGATGTTGCTGTTCCAGGTACTCCTAATTTAAATAATGGTACTACTATTCTTCCAGCTACTTATTCATGGTTAGATAACAGTGCTGCTAACCAAAGTAATAGTAGAGCAACATTTAGAGGGGACGATGTTGATTATAATACTATAAGAAAATATGACTTAACACCTTTACTTTTAACTAACCCTACAGTTACAAGTACTACTAGATATGGACAGACTGTTTCTTTAGCACCATATCAATCAACACAAAATAAAAATCAATTTATTTATAGTAGATTTTCTGATGTTAGCTCTGATAATAATTTTTATAGTTATGTTAATCCAGCTGGAGATTATACATTTAATTTAGATACCTTAGAAAATTTTTATACAAGAACTACCGATTCTGGTGTTGCAACTCCAACTACTCAATTTATTTGGAGTGGTGGATTTACAGCAGGTGGCGCACCTACTACAGCAGCAGGCTTCTTTGGTGGTAGTGATGATTTGATTGAAGTTTCTATTGCACACCCATATTTAAAAAATTATGCTGCTTATAAATCTGTATATGAATCTTTAACTGGAGATACTACAACATTACCAGCCCCAGGCACTGGTGCGGTTGATTGTACAACGGCTATTGGTGCAGGTACAGGAAATGGTACAGCTGCTGTCTTATTTAGGAATTCTAAATTTTCACCTTTAAAGGTTGATGATACTTATGGTGAAAGCCAAGGAATATATTTAAATGAAAACATTACTGATTTATTTGCATTAACACCCGCAGGAGGTGGAACATTAAATCCTACTTTTGATAGTGGTCAAACATTACAAGCTAGTCCATCTTTAAGTGGAGCTAACTTAGCTGTTCTTTGGGATACTACACAAGCAGGTTATGTTAATTATAGCCGAAATGCTAAAACGTCTTTTGATAGTTTTGACCAATATCTATTAGGTGAACAGTCTTGTGGTTCATATTTATTTGTTTCTGCTGATGATCATGAAAATATTCAAGTAGAAGGTGATTCAACGCAATCATATGAATTTGTTCAATTTGGTCAACAAAATTCATTAAACATTCCATTAGTATTTCAATATAGAATGACTGATTATTTTGGTTTAACTACAGGTAGTGGTTTAGGTAATGTTGCTGGTGATGATTCAGGATCAACGGTTAATCTAACTTATTCCAAAAAAATAGGATTTGATATTTATCCTAATAATTCTGATGTCGTACAATTTGATATTGAAGTATTTGCTAAATATCGTTCTGATAGGTTAAGTATTGATAATTTCCCTAAAGCAACAGTAACTAAAGGATTAAATGATTTGGAAAAAGTAGTGGCTGGATTAAGACCTTCATTGAATCAAGTAGCGGTAGATAGATTTACTCAACTTACCAATGTTGACGGTGGACAAGGACCACTAACTCTGTAAGTCCAATTTATTTTAACTTTATCTTTAGTGAATAAATAAAAAAAGTGAAAGATAAATGGCTGAAAACCTATTTGACAAAGCATCATATAGTTTAATTCGAACTAATCCTAAATTAACAGGTAATGTAAAGGTTGTATCTGATGGTACAGATATTTACTTAGAATCGTTTAGTGCCAATACTCGTTTATCTTCTCAGAGATATAAAGCATTTAAAGTTGATGGTACAAATACTTATGATGAGGATGTTTTTAGATTTTTTAATTCAGGTAAATTTCCTAAGGAAGCAGCATATGAAGTATTCCAAGAATTTGAAAATACTTCAGTTTTAAGTTCTTATGGAAATCAATATGAAATGTTTTATAGTGCAGGTACTAGATCTGTAGCATCTGAAAGCTATAGCCAAAGCTTAGGTACATTGGCACCGCTATGGTTAAATGAACAAATACCTAATTATTTTGTAATTTTTAGATTAGATAATCCTGCAGCGGTTAATAATGTTAATGCAGCGACAGAAAATGCTGGTGCAACTAATGCACAAACTTCAGTAAATTTTTCTAAACAAGTTTTAGAAAATTGTACGGCAATTAAAACTTTTGATTTATCTGAAGGTACCAAACTAGGATCTTATATTAGGAATTATAGAAATCAAGAAGAATTTCCCGAAGTACCTCTAAATATTAGTTGGAGAAAAGATGAACCTATTTTATGGAATGGTATATCTTATAATAGTGGAGGTTTTACAAGTAGCGGTAGTTATTCTTATAATGACTTAGTAGGTAAAGATGCTACAATAATGGAAAATGAATATTTCTTTACACAAGGGTTTCAAAATAATGGTATTCTCTTAGCTAATCTTTTAAATTTAGAATTTTTATTTGATGATCCAAAAGCACCAGATTATTCTCTTAATCGTTACTTTGGTATGTATGTAAATGAAGTTGAAGAAGGTTCATTTGATTTATCAGGTATAGGATTTTTTAAAAATACAGAAAAAACACAATTACCAAAAATAAAAACTATTACCGAAGTATCACAGTTTTTAAATACCCCATTTGAAATAACTAATGAAGAAGGTATTTTACTTTTCTTAGATCCTGCTAAAACTACAACCATAACAGGTTTACCTACACCTAATAGAGTAAATGAAGTTGAATCAATTTTTTATGTTAAGGATAAAGAAGATGATTTTCATACTATTAAAAAAGGATCAAAATGGGGAACAGATCAATTAAGATTATTTGATAAAAAAATTGATATTTCTTTACTAACTGGATATAAGGAACCAGACACTTATGCCAATGCTAATATAATAAGTAGACAAGGTTTGGCACAAATGTCAATGAAAGTTATTGGAAATCCTACAGAAACTCCAGCAGCACCTGGTGCTGCATTGGCAGGAGTAGGCCCTTGGCCAATATCAGCAGGACAACAGTCTGTTAGTGCAGGTAATACTGTTCAATTATATTCCCCATCAGGAAATGTTTTAATTGGTGCAAGAGTAACTTCTCTTTCATCTTCTAATATTATACCTGTTGATACTTTTATAGAAAGTGTTTCTTATGATTATTCTGGCTTAACTGCCTCCCCAAGCTATCCTGTTATTTTAAACATCACATTAAATAATGATGTTACTTTAGATAACAACAGTAATATTCAATTTACTTCACCTACTCCAGTAGTAGAACATATACCTAATGGATCAACAATATATTTTTATGACGGTGTATATTTGACTGGTTTTATTACAGCAAATACTGCTTTGGCTCCTACACCTGGAAAATCTACTCAAAACTTTTTTAATCCTACTGGTACTGTTCAGGAAGTTGCACAAGCAATAACAACTGCAATAAATAAAGGTATTAATGAAAATGATAGATTTTTTGAAGCTTCATATAATGATGATACTGTTTATGTCATATGTAGAAATGGTGGGTCTAGGTTTAATCAATTAAGTTTTAAATTAGATGTTGCATATCCTACACAATTTGATTCTTTACAGTCACACCCTTTAGCCACACTAACCTCACCTAAACAAAACTTTATTGGTGGCAATGATACAAAGAATGCCTTATTAAAAGTTAAAAATGGAGGCCAAAAAAGATTCGTAAAAGGTAACTTTGTACAGACAACTGGAGGTTATGCTGAAATAGGAGACTGGGTTCCTTATACTGATGAGCCTATATATGATAACTTTAATAATCAAATAGGTTATGAAAATATTGATACTTATGTTATAATTACATGTAATGATAATCAAATAGAAGTAAGTCGCTCTAACCAAGTTGCACTCTATTCTGACTATAAACCATCTTTTGGTAGATTTTCATTTTTTGATGTTAGAGATTTTGATGTAGATTTTTATAGTACTCTTTACAGCGAAGAAGGTGAATTGGTTTTTGAAAAAGCTCAATATAATCAGTCAGTACCAGGTCTTAACGGGCCAGATTATATAGGAATAAGTTCTACTCCAGAAATTAGAAAATTTTATGATACTGGTGGATTTTTTAATTTAGTGGGACTATTAAAACCATCTTCTCCTGAGGATGTAGTACAAGATTATATAGCATCTGAATATATTAGATTAGAAGAAAACTTTTTAACTTCACAGGCTGCTATATCAAGAGTCATACCTTATATAAATAAATGGTCTTGGGTTAATGATGGTAAAGATGTTAGGAATCATCCTTATAGATTAGATTTAAGTGAAGCCTTTGGATTAAATAATTTTGCGCCATCTAAATGGGATAGAGGCCAAGTAGCTAGTGGATATACTCATGAATGGTATTACTTATCGGAATTTCCAACTTACTTTACACAAGATGCAATAAAGAGCTCATGGAGTTATATTGATAAAGCACCTACTGATGATATACCAGCTGATCCTATAGCTGGGACACCATTAATTCCAGGTACATTCCAAAGAGTAGATAAAAATTATTTTAATGATTATTTTATTGTTGAAAGATTTACTACAGGAGGTATTGCTGAAATAGATAGGCAATTAAGATATGGTAGATTTAATGGTGGTGATGATAAGAATTTTGCAGAAACTTTTTTGAGAGGTGTTAGAATTATAGCTAAACCTAAAGCAATAGGAACACAAAAACCTGATTTTGATAATGCATCACTATCTTATGTTACTAATGGGGAATTTAATGAATATAGGTTCTCAGCTATATTAGTACCTAATTTACCGGATAAGCCTGAAACAGAAATTAAGTTTATTAAGAATGATAAATGGAAAACTGTTGTTATGTTAATTTCTTTAAAATTTGATGATCCTTGTTTAAATGGTGGTGCTGAAATAATTGATAGAACTTCTTTATATTCAATGGAAAGTAAATATAAAGTGGATTCTAATTGTGCACCAGTAACTCCAATTCAATATTTAGATAGTACATTACAAGGGGCTATTAGATTTGATAATGCTCAAGTTGTAGGATCATTCTATCAAATTAATGGTGTACCTGATGTAAATGGAAATCCTACTAGATTCCTTGATGATTTAACCATTGGTTTAGATGGATCCTTTCCTACAATTGAATTTGAGGATGGTGGAGCCACTTATCAAATTAGTAATATACAAGAAATAGTTTCACAATCTTCATTAATAGCAGCAACAGTAACTCGTAATGGTGCAAATTGGTTATTACCTAATATTACCCCAAGTACTTTTAATTTAATAAGATCCAATTATAAAATTTTACAAGGAGGGTTTAATGCATACCAAAATAGATTAAACCAAGTTGGTTTTGCTGAAATATTTGAAGCTGTGAACATGGGTAATCCTAACATAGTATACCAAACAATAGACAAAGATGGTAATCAAGTTTTAAACAGTGATGGTAGTTTATCTCAAACTTTTTCAATTGAACTTAGAGCTCAAGAAGATATACTTAAAGCTGTATATGTAGGAGTTTTACCTGATCCTAATAAACCAACAGCATTTAATTTAACTGATGTTATTGGTTATGATCTTTCATTACAAAAAGCACCTAGGCTTACTCCTATAGGTAGGCATGCAGGATATTATCAACCTACTGCTTTATCTATATTATCATTTAGGGATCCTTATATGAATATAGATTTTAATGGTGGAGGAAGTACAGGATCTTCTACTGGTAGTTCTACCGGTAGTTCTACTGGAGGTAGTATAATTAATGATGAAGCTTATAAACTTAAGGTATTAGAATTATGTAAATATAAAAATACTCAATTCTTTAGTTCTGATTCTAATTTTGGACAATTAAAGAATTTCTTTTACCATAAAGTAAATGAACAAGATCCATCAACTATATTGGAGCTATCAGCAGAAAGTGCATTTCCAAGTTTGTATCCTTTAATTAATGAGTGGGCTATTGACTATAAAGATTTTTATGCATTTTCTTCTAACTGGGAACCTTCATATTTTATTAAAACTATTGACAAGACTTTAATTGAAGATGTAATTGGTACAAGATCAATGAAAGAAAAGAAATCATTTTTTGGATCTAAGTCTTTAAAGGTACCAGAGAAAATAATTTTAGAAACATTTACACCTGATCCTTTTGTTAAGGCTGCTATAAAACAACCGAGTTTAATTGACGGTACCTTTATGTATCAAGATACTCCTTCAGTAACATTTAATCAGAGACAAGTAAATACTGTTAATGGAAGAAGTATTCAAGCTATTAAGAAAAGACAATCAGCACCTACTGTATCATTTTATCTTTTTAATCAAAAAAGATTAATAGAATATCTCTTTCCTCCGATTAAAGAACAATTTGAAAAGTACGTAAAAGACTTATATGGTTGGGGTAATTTGGAAACTTTAGATGATGATGTGAATAGATACATTGAAGAAAATATATTAAAGCTTTATAAAATTGAAAGAATTGATTTTTATACTTTAGCATCTAGGGATGATCAACCTGATACTTACAGTACTGCACAATTAACAAATGAAGCAAAAATTACATCTGGGTTAACTATTAATGAGAATGTATCGTCAAAAACATTAAATACTAATCCATTTGATTTAAGGCTAATATATAATAAAAGAACAGGTTTCTCTGAATCGTATGGGTTCAGTGTAACTATAGTTAAAAAATAACAAAAAGAAATGCCAATTACTATACAAGAAATTATAGCATCGGATACTATTTCACAGTTAGTTGATAAAACAAATTTTAATTTTGATCAACTATTACTGAACGGTGGTGGGCCTGCTGGTCCTAAAGGTCCTGCTGGTCCGATTGGGCCTGCTGGTGGAAGAGGACCAAAAGGTAGTACTTGGTATGAAGATACTACTCCATTTGCTACTCCTCCTGTTGGTGTTAGCCCTAATGTTAGCCCACCTACTCCTAATCCTTTAGAAGGAGATTATTATTTACAGGCTAATGGTCAAGTATGGGAATATAATGGCACTACCTGGGTTGTAACTCAAGTAGATTTACAAGGTCCTACTGGCGCCGCAGGTTTATCTGGTGGATTTGGATCTTATTTTGGGCAAGGGTCTTTAAATAATTTTAATACAACATTAGCTACACCTAAAGGTATAGGTGGTACCGGTGCAACTGGAATTAACCAAGGTATACTTACAGTTTTAGTAGGTGGTGCAGCAAGCAATACTTCTACAGCTGACTCAGGACAGGCTTTAACATCTGAGTATCAATTAACTGATACGCTTGCTCTTTCTATGGCATCTGATGTTGTTTCATTAATGGTTCATCAAAAAAATACTTCAAGTAGAGCAATAGTTCTTCATGGTGGTGCTGATGCTACTAATAGTGAATTAATGGAGCAAAATAATTTAGGTAATTTAAGTGCTATTAAATTAGGAATAGATGATAGAATGGTTATTGAAATTCCTAAGCCTGCTACTAACCCTTCATCTAATACCGATGTTATAGGTTTTCAAGTAGATACTGGTGTAGGAGGTAGAGGTGTAGATATTTTCTCTGGTGGTCAAGTAACAATCTCAAGTGGAAATAATTCAGCACCATATTCTTTTGCAGGAGAAAATCAAAATATTGAAATAAACATAGGAACCGGTGCAACAGGATCTCCTGCTACCGGAAATAAGTTTAGATTGGTTGGAAATGGTACTCAAGGTTCAGGTATTTTTGAATTAGGTAATAGTGTTACATTACCTTCACTGACTTTACCGGTCGCCGGTAGTACAGTTACCGCTAATTCTGTTTTACAGGCTAGTAATATTATGCTTACTACTGATGTTACAGGTAAAATTCTTGGTATTGCTGGTGGAGGTATTAGTTTATCAAACGGAAATAATGGTACAGGAAATATTGATTTAAATGCTGCTGTTGGTGGGTTACAATTAAATTCAACTGGAAACGTATCGTTAGTACATAAAGGTGCTGCGAATCCTGGTTTGGTAACTATTCTTAATGAATATACTGGAGCTAATAATGCTACTGGACAGGTTTTCATATTGACTCATAAAGATATTTCATTAAGAAACGCAGCCCTTAACGCTCAACAAGCACCAAGTATTGTATTAAATTATACTAATGCAACTGCATCACATACAAGATTTAGAGGAATTAACACTTGGGCAAAGACAGACCCTCTCGGAACTGGTCAGGGTCCTATTTTAAGCGCAGGTGGTGGTTCAATATATCAATTTAATAATGTGGATGATGTATTAACACAAGCTTTAGGTGAATCTTTTAGAAGAGTTGGTAGTAAAGATACTATTGATTTTTTACCAGGAGGATCTCTTGAACAATGGATGTTAGGAAAAGGTACACTCTCACAGGTTACAGGAAATCAGATTTCTATTAGTGTTGGTGACGAAAGCTCAACTAATCCAGTACCAACAACATATAGCCCATCTACAGGTTCAAGTGGAAACGTTGGAGCTTATGATCCATCTTTTGATTCTAGTTTAGGTATAGAGGTTAGAACTAGTGATGGTCTACCAGGTGGAGTTAGACAATTCTTTAATGCTAATGCACAGAAAATATCAATAGCCGCACCTTTAGTTTTTAAGAGAAGTCAAGACAGAAATGCCAATGGTAATAAGACACCTATTTATGATTCTCCGGACTATCTAAATGAGGTAACACAGGGACCTCCTTATGGTGGACAAGGTAATTATTCATCTTTTGGTTTTGATTTTATGAGTAATATAAGTTATGCTTCTACTGCTCAATTAACATCCGGTATGCCGACTACTGCTGATCTTGCAAAAGCCCCATTGATATTTTTAAGATTTGGTTTCGGTGTAGGACAGAGGTCGACAAGTGTAGCTAGGCCAGCAGTTGGAGGACAAATATTTGTTGATGCTTATGATAATAGTTTTAAATTTCCACTTGGTGCATACCCAGGACAAAAAATAGTAGTAGTTATAGAAAATTATTCTACACAAGGACAGTATATGAACGCACCAGCTCTAGGAGGAGGAACTTTGACCTTTAGGAATTATGGTACAGTAAGAATTAATTTCCCACAGAACCGAAAATGGTTTCCATCTGGAGGAAATTGGAGTGATTGGTATGAAAATGGCTCGGCTGCAACAAATGGACTTTATACACCAGATGGTACAAGAGGATATAAACAAGTAACACTAGGAACTAATAGTGTTGATGCTAATGGTAGTAGAATGAGAAGAAAGGTTGTTGAATTGATATGGAACGGTAATATCACTAACTCATTTGCAAGGTATCAATCTATGGGTAATCCAAACGGAAGTAAAATCTATAACCAAAGTGGGTGGATGATCGCTAATGGTAGCAGCTTAGATAGAAATGAATTAAATGTAAACGCTTTTTAAAAATGACAAAAAAAGAAATAAAAGAACTAAATGAATATGTAAGTAGATATAGAGAAATTCAACTTTCTTTAGATCTTATGCAAAAAAGTATTGAAAGTTTAGCAAAGAAAAGAGATGGTCTGTTTGAAGAAGTAGACTCCATGAAACTTAAAGAAAAAAAGTTTATGGATAAAATAGTAAAAAAATATGGAGCATCAGAAGTTACTCCTAATAAATTGCTTCAGTATATAAAGGAATGATAGTTATAGTTAAAAATATTCTTGGTATTCTGACAGACCCAAAGAACACTAGGATGTTTTTACTGGGTGGTATCGCGGTGCTATTCTTTTTATTAATGAGACAGTGTAATGAAACCGAAAATGCAAAAGGAGAAGTTACACGAATTCAAAATAATCTGATAGCTGCTAATGATACTATTAAAAACTATGTTAATGAAAAGGGTGAATCAGTTGGAGAGATAAGAGGTTTAACATTAACTCTTGATGAACTTAAAGATAGCTTAGAGGTAGAAAGAATGAAACCTCCAATAACTATTGTAAAATATAAAACTATTATTAAAGAAAAGATAGTTGAAGTTCCTGTTACCTCAACAGATACTTTAATTAAACAAGGCAATAAAGAATTTAATTCTGTTCTTTCTTTTAATTCTGACAGTTCATGGGAAAGGAGTTCAAGAAGTTTAGGTGTTTCTGTTCCTTATGTAATTACAGATAGTTTAACTTTTGGAAATGCGTCGATAGATCTTTCTCAAAATATATGGTTAAATGCTACACTATCACAAGACCAAAAAACTAAAGAAGTTTTTATTCAATTAACTTCTGATTATCCAGGTACTACATTTAACAGTGCGCAAGGAATAATGATTGATACTAAAAGTTCTGCATTTAAAAGCTTACAGATGCAAAATAGAAAATCATTTGGTTTAGGTTTAAATTTAGGCATGGGCGTTAATGGGAGTGGTGATGTAGGCCCTTATATTGGAATTGGAGTTTCATGGAATCCAAAGCTTTTGCAATGGTAAATAAATAGAATAGAATGGAATCATCAAGGTTTATACAAATATCAAATCAGATCTTAATAGAATATATCTATACAGATCAGGCTGCACCTACAACATTTAATACGGCAACATACCCTATTGAATTAATGAGGGATGGACATACACAAGGAACTTACTTTTTTAATACTGATTCTGTTTCTGCCACAATGGGTAATTATAGAGATATATCAGCAGCTGCTGTTAATGAAACCAAAACTCAATATGTTTCTCTAGATACTAGTATAGGAGTTCCTTATAATGATTTTGATCCTCTTCTTACAGATTCATCTCAGTTATTACAAACTTTTAGTCCACAGTTAAATGTAGCTTATGATAAAATGAAAATTCATTTTATTTCAGGGTTTAGTTTTGAAGGTTTTGATGGAATAGTCTTTGAAGCATTGGCTCCTCGTAGAGATAGTGTTATGATGAATCTTGCTTCAATAAATTTCTTAAAAACAGATACACCAGTATTTAATCCTGATCCTTTATTATTAGGAGATAAGTTATATGCTACTTATATTGAATGGAGAGTACCTTCATTATACTTTATGAATAATGAATTTACTACAGCAGATCCTAATGGTGTTGCTTATAGGATTACTGAAGGCCAAGGGTTTTTAAGCACTCCTCCTATTACACTAAAAGCTACAGGTATTTATGAAACTATTGTTGATAATGCATATAGTTTTTATAATATGCAAGAAATTAATTCTGTTTCTGTTTTAGCAAGAGATATTTACAGTAATTTATATGCATCTGTTAAAGCTGCCGACGATGGCGATTATTTTACTTTGCACGGAGAAGTAACTGGTTCTTCATTAAGTAATTTTATTGCTCAGCTAAATTCATCTGGTGGAAATTATGTAGTATTTTATGAAATAGCTGTAGTTGAACAAGTAGGTACAGTATTCTCTACAACATCAACACAAGTATTTACACAGCAAAGTAATTTTGATGAACCTATATTATATAGACCTATTATACAAAATGCTAATACTGCTGTTTCTTTTAAAATAAATTTATCTATGAGACTATTTAATAAAGCTGATAGTACACAGATAATTAAAAATGCTAGTCTTACTTCCTTTGATACCCAAAGATATGGTAAACAAATGTTAACTTTAAATTTAGGAGTTGTGCCAACTGTCGCTAATGTTTACAACCAAATTAATAATGATACCGGAAAACAAATAGTTGTAGGTGGTAGTGGAACGGCTGAAAGAATTGAAGTAGATGGAGGAACAACAACTGTAACTGAAACAACCATACAGACTGCCTATGTAACTTCATTTAGAGATAGAATAAAAGTTAAAGCATCTATTTCACCTGTTAAAGTACAAACAGTAACAGATGAAACGAATGATGACACAGAATAAAATAAAATAATTAAATGTCAATAGATACTAACATAACACTTACTGCACCACAAAAGGAATATTACCAAAGGTTTGTTAACTTAGGTGTTAATGATCTTCCTATGCCGCAAGGAGATGGTGTCATAAGAATATCTCCATTTGATGATTATTATCTCTTTACTCTATTTAATGAAGTTGACGGTGAAGATACACCAATTGATCTAAGTAATGTAGGTGATATCTTTTTAAATTTTATTGGAACTAATGATGAGATTGATATTAAAAATCATACACAAGTTGAAGATATTGATATAGCACAAGGTGAAGTATTATTTCGTATAACTAGAGATGACAGTAGAAAAATCTTAGCATTAGATAATAATAATTTTTATATTTCTACAAAGATGATTGCCGAAGACGGAAATGTATCCGATGAATCAGTTGTTTACCAAGGTATTTGGTTAGCTGTTGATGAAGCAAGTAGAACTTCTTTAACTTCTCAAATAGAAGACCAAAGAATAGAATATAGTATTGAATTAGCTAAATTAAAAGAAGAGAATGAATTACTTAAAAAAGAAAATGCTGAATTAATAGAATCAGCTGGTAAAGATACAATTACTATACAAACATTAGAAGCAACTATTGTTGAATTAGAGAATGAGGTACAGGAGTTAACAAATGCAAATAAAAATGCAGCCAATGACTTAGCAAGAGCGAGAGCAAAGAATGCCCAAGCATTAGCACAAAAAAGATTATTAGAAAAACAACAAGTAGATGCTTTAAAAAAATCTAGGCAAGTAGCTCAGACCGGGTCTAGGTCTAAATGGTTCTTTAGAAATGCTGCTAATAATTTAGAAGGTTATGGAGGAGGAAAATTTGGTAGAGGTGGAAGATCACAATTATAAATTAATTAGAATATGTTATTAAGCGCAAGAAATAATCAATTTAAATTTAATTTTCCTAGAAATTTTGTACCTGAAGAAGTAGCAAAAAGATATAAACCATTTCTTAATCGTATTCCAGGTGGATTAATCAAAGAACCTATTGACTTTTGGAATTATGGAATACAATCTATAAATTTACCAGGGCCTGCATTTGATCCTGTACAACAAAATGATTTTCCAGGTAATACAAGAAACTTTAGAGCAAGCCTTCCTAAACAAGAATTGTTTGATAAAAAATTAACTGTTACAATGCAAGCATTTGATGGTTATGTAAATTATTGGATGGCAATTGAAATGTTTGATTATTATTATAAACAAAGTGGAAGAAATCCTTTTTTACCTGAAGGTGTAGGTATCCAAATGTTAGATTCAGAAGGAACTATTTTTGTTACTATTCAATTAAAAGATATGATTATGAATAGTGTAGGTGCTTTAGATTTAAACTTTTCAAGTAATACTATTGAATTTGAAACTTTTGATATCGAGTTTACTTATAACATTTTAGATATAGCAGTTAATGTAACTTAATATATAAACAAATAAAACAATTAAAATGAAAACCTTTAAAGATTATTTAACCGAGAATAAAGATGAAACTTTAGATATAACAAATCTATTGAATGAATCCCACGATCTTACTGAAGAACAGGAAGCTGCAATTGATGCAACGGTTGATAGAATAGTAGAGGCACAAAAAGAAGGAAAGAATTTAGAAGATTGTGTTGAAGAAATAATCAATGAAGGAATTTTAGGAAGTATATTCGGTGGATTAACTGGATTTGCTTTAGGAAAGACAATAGGTAAAGCAGTAGCTAAAGTATTAGGTGTTACTAAAGGTGCTCTTTATGATTTATTAACCTCACGTCTTGTCGGTGCTGCATTAGGTGCAGTTCTCGGTAAGAGATTATAAAACACAATGATTCATATAGGAATTGATTTTTCTTTAAATAGCCCAGGTGCTTGTATAGAAACCACTGATGGCAAATATCACTTTATAACTTTTTTTAATTATGGAAATCGTATATGGGATGAAGAAGGTAGGAAAATACCTAAAGCATTTAGTGTACATAAAGAATTAATGGATGACGAAACTATTTTAGGATTCCCTTATAATAGACAAGTCACTAGTAAAGAGTTCTTACCAAGAGAAAGGCAAAAGTTAGAAGATGCTGGAAATATCAGTTCTTTAATGGTGGGTATTTTTTCTACTCTATTTGAAGGTGATACTGTAAACGTAGCATTAGAAGGTTTCTCATATGGATCAAAAGGTAATTCATTTATTGATATAATTCAATACAATACATTTTTAAGAAAAGAATTAATAGATAAGTATTCTATTGAAAATCTATCTGTCTTTCAACCATCTCATGTAAAGAAGTTAGCTGGTAAAGGAAATGCTAATAAACATTATATGGCTGAAGCATTTCAAAATGATGTCCTTAATGATAAGAACTTAAGGAGCACTAAACTTTGGAAGTGGTGTCAAGGAAAAGACTTCAGCATAAAAATTCCTAAACCAATAGATGACATCATAGATGCCTACTTCATACTTAAAGCCTTGAAGGCTAACAACTAGATACATTTCTGACATTAAACAGTTAAAAATTATATTGCAACTTAGTAATTTTGTTTCAGCTTTTACTAAAAAAATTTAAATAAAATGATAAAACCTATAGGAAAAAGATTATTTATAAAGCAAGATCCTCAACCAGAGAAGAAAGGTGATATAATTTTATTAGAAAAAAAGGGTATGCTAGCCCCTCCTTATTCAGGAACTGTTATTAGTGTAGGTGATGAAGTAGAAGATAAAGATTTCCAACCAGGTGTAAAAATACTTTATCATGATCTTGCAGGAACCGAAATAATATATAAAGACGAAACATTTATTAATCTTAGAGAGCATGATATAACTGCAATTATTTTAGATAAAAATGTACAAATAGTCTGAAACAAACTGACTTAGGAGATATATAATAAACAAAGGTACTGAAAAGTTTGGTACTTTTTAAACTGGCGATAACAAGGCAAAATAAATAGGCAATTAAAATAAGAAGTTTAGGCATAGAGCTTTGTTATCATAAATTAATAATAACAAAAAAAGGCAATTAACATGGCAAATGAATTCGACATTTTTAATGTAAGTGTAAAAGATCTAGACACTGGTGAAAGACCTTCCTCTGCAGGAAGTGATTTATACACACCGAAACCAGATCAAGGACAAGACGGAACTTACCGTTCTTTAATTAGGTTTCTACCTAATGCTAAAAATCCAAGAAAACCATTCGAACGTAAATTTGTCTACTGGTTAGAAGACAGAGAAGGAAACGGCTTTTATGCTGATTCTCCATCAACAGTTGGCGAGAAATGTCCTGTACAGGATATGTTCTTTAAACTAAGAAACTCTGAATCTGCTGTAGATAAAAAGATGTCTGAAGGTTTAAAGCGTAGAGAAGTATTTTATGCATTGGTACAAATCGTAAAAGATCCACAAAACAAAGATCTTGAAGGTCAAGTTAAAATTATGAAATTTGGTTATAAAATCAAAACAAAAATTGATGAAGAACTGAATCCACAATTTGATGAACCTACTCAAGTATTTGATCCGTTTGAAGGAAAGAACTTTGAATTAGTAATTTCTAAGAAAGGTGGTTTCCCTAATTATGATTCAAGTAAATTTCACGGTACAAAATCTGCAATGGAGATTAACGGTGAAAAAGTAACTGATAGTGATGAAGGAAGAAAGGCAATTTTAGAATTACTAAAAGATGCACCTGACTTAGCAAACTGGGGTTATAAAGCATGGAATGATGAAACTAGAGGAAAAGTATTAAATGTACTTTCTCAGTTTACATCACCAGGATCTGCTATTGAAAATATAACATCATCAAAACCTGCACCATCAAAACCAAAAGTTACTGAAGCTGCTGCTGCAAAGGTTACAGAAACTGCAACTGCAACTGCAACAGAAACTAAAGGTGAAGAAAAGAAGGATGACTTCGATGATTTTATTAATGGGTTAGATCTTTAATAAGTATGGCAACAGAAGTAATAATATCTTCTGAAATGAAAGCTCGGATTATCGATAAGGTAGTCCGAGTTCTTCATACTAACCATTCTCATCCAGAAAAAAGAAGAATATTAGAAAGCAAAGGTAGATTAAATTTTGCATGCCCGTATTGTGGTGATTCACATGATACCCCAAGAAAAAAGAGAGGTAACATTTATTGGAATGATTTATATTTTCATTGTTATAATTGTTCAGCTCATGAAAGTTTAGATACTTTTTTAAAAGATCATAATGAAAATTTTGAAGGTGATGATAGAATTAATGTTATTAATTACATTAAAGAAAACCGTAAACATTTTTCGTTAGGTGAAAATTTAGATTTTTATCTTTTTGATAAAGCAAAAGAATTAGCATTATCATTCGATGAATTAGCATTAGGGTTTAACATTTATCCAATTAACACATTAACTTATCAGGCATATCCTTATCTAAAGAGTAGGTTACTCCACCATAAAACTGAAAGGTTTGCTTTTGATCCAAGACGTCGAGAGTTATATGTTTTTAATCTAACACCTGAAGGAAAAATATTAGGATTTCAAACCAGAGACTTAGGTGGGAGTGGTCCTAAATATAAAACATGGAATATAGAAAGAATTTATGATAGGTTAAAATTACCATTAGAAGTTACAGAAGAAGAATTAGATAACTTAAATAAAATATCAATGTTATTTGGAATATTAACTGTTGATATGTCTCGAGACTTTTCCATTTTTGAAGGTCCTATTGATGCAATGTTTATGAATAACTCAATAGGTTTAACTGGGGTTAAAAAACAAATTATTGAATTTAATGAAATACCAACTGCAAGATATTTCTTTGATAATGATATGGAAGGTAAAACCAGAATGATTGAAAAATTAAAAAGTGGTCAGAATGTTTTTATGTGGGATAAGTTTTTAAAAGACTTTGATATTCCTTCAAGGAAAGTAAAAGATTTAAATGATTTAGTGAAATGGGAATTTACTAATCGAAGTGGGTGCTTAAATGACCTGGATAAATATTTTACAAATAATTCATTAGATATAATTTTTATATAATGAGTTTGAAAAAATATAGCAATTTTGTGAATGAAGAAATAGATGACTTCTATAATGACTTAGAAGCAAGTAATAAAAAACTTAAACTTTTTACAAACTTTAATAAATCCAATCTTAAACAAGTAAAAACTAATTTTTCTATTCCAGTTCCTAAAAAGAAATTTAAGCCCAAAATAAAGAGTTATAAAAAGAGTAATAATGATAAAGGTATATTTTAATGGAATATAATGATTCTGCTACAGGCACCGCTAATGAAGAATTAGCAACTAGATTAGCTAATGATAGATCTATTTGGAAAGAAAAGATAAGTAATTTAGTTTCTTTACTAAAAGATATGAATAAGTTATCGGAATGTCAAGTAATGATGTTATCTTATAGGCAGATCTTATTAGATAAAATTACTGATTTTAAAACAACTAAACAAAAAAGGCAAGCAGCATATGATAGGTATTATAAAATTAAGTACAGAGAATATTCCATTGATTATGATGTAAAATTAACAAGCGGAGAAAAGGTTGCTTTTATAAAGGCAGATTTATCTCATTTAAGAACTCAAATGGAAATGTTACAATCTCATATGGATTATTACCAGGAATGTATAAAGACCTGCGATAATCTTGCCTTTGCTATTCGTAATAGAATCAATTTAGATGATAAAGAATACTAATGGAATTATCACTCTCGGAAAATAAAAAGTTTTTAGTTATTGATGCTTGTACAGAGTTAGAGTATGATCAACTAAAAAGTTCATTAACTAAAAAGATTGAAGGTTGGCGTTTTCATCCTTTAGTAAAAAAGAGAGTGTGGGATGGTAATGTATCCTTTGTTAAAAGAAATAAAATACCAGCTGGTTTATGGAAAGAAATAATTGATATATGTAAAGATTATGATTTTCAATATTCTCTAAATAATATTACCAATATTTTTGATACTGAAATAAAAGAGGATGAATTTAGATTATGGGTTACTGAGATTTTTAAAAAGCATCCTGATTTTAAGCCTAGAGAATATCAAATAGATGCAGCATTTAAAATTTTAAAATATAGAAGGTGTTTAGCTGAGCTTGCCACTTCTGCAGGTAAAACACTAATATCTTTCATGGTGGTGGCTTATCTTATGGATCAACTGGGAAAGAAAAAGATTCTTATGATCGTTCCTAATGTAAATTTGGTATTACAGGCTACTGGTGATTTTGATGAATATAATAAATGTGGAATTCCTTTAAAGACTCAACAAATATATGCAGGGGTAAAAATAAGAAAAAGTTCTAATCTGGTTATTGGTACCTATCAATCTTTGGTTAAAAAAGACGAGGAATACTTTAGTCAATTTGATGCTGTTTTTGTAGATGAAACACATAAAGCAAAAGCCAATTCCATACAAAAGATTATGGATAAATGCTGGCATTGTGATTTTAGATTTGGTTTAAGTGGTACTATTCCTAAAAGAGGAACTGTTAATAGATTAAGCTTAATGTCAGCAATGGGTCCACTGGTTACTCAAGTAAAAGCTAAACATTTACAAGATGAAGGTTTTATAGCTAGTTGTAAAGTAATACAACTTCATATGGATTATGCAACCGATGAACAAAAAGAATCCTTTTCATTTTTATCTAAAAATCCACATGATAGACAAAGATTATTTGGATTAGAACAAAATTTTATTAATCAAAGTGAAAAGAGATTGGATTTTGTTTGCCAAGTAATTAAAAAATCTACATCAAATTCATTAGTACTATTTCATAAGATAGCATACGGTGAAAAGCTATATAATAAATTAAGGCATATAACAGACAAAAAAGTTTATTATGTAGACGGTTCTGTTAATGTAGATATAAGAGAAGAATTTAAAAGCCGTATGGAAAAGAATGATGATGTTATTATTGTAGCATCTTATGGTACATTTTCTACAGGGATTTCAATTAAAAATATACACAATATCTTTTTTACCGAAAGTTTTAAGTCTGAAGTAATTATTAGACAAAGTATTGGTAGAGGATTAAGAAAGCATGCATCCAAAAGCGTAGTAAAAATCTACGATTTTATAGATGATTTTAGGTATAAGACCGAAGACCATGATTGGGTTAATTATATCTACCGCCACGGTATTGCTAGGCGAACAATATATAAAGAAGAAAAGTTTCCATTCGAAGTTCAGAACATAAGATTCTAATATAGAATATCTTTTCACTAAGACATGGATATATAAAAAAAATAAAAATAACTAAAATGAAGTCAATCAAAAAGTTTTCTGCAATGACTGCTACGGATCAATCGATCACAGAGTCTGCAAAAGTAAGCCAAGAAGCTGTTGAGGAATTGATCAAAAAGATTGGTTTTGACAGTATAGAAGAATTAAAGAAAGAAAAAGATCTACTTTCTAAACTCGAATCATTAGCTAAAAGTTCTGCTAAAAAAGATGACATCTCTGAAGATGAAATTGAAGAAGATAGAGCTGAAGATATCGAAGATGAAATGAAAGCCAAAGGCAAGCCAAAATCTTTAGAAGGTACTGAAGATAAAGAAGGTGATGAGGAAGTAGTTTTATCTGGTGAAGAAGAAGTAGAAGAAGATAGAGCTGAGGATATTGAAGATGAGGTATTATCTAAAGGTAAACCAAAATCTTTAGAAAAAGAAGAAGGTGATGTAGTCTCTGCTGATCAAGAAATTACTAAAGAAGTTCCAGCTGAAGCCGATGAGGTTGAGGATGAGGACGGCGTTGAGGTTGCTTCAGAAGAAGAAGAAACTCCAAAAGCTACACGCAGAATAATGGCTTTTGAAGATTTTATTAAAGAGAAGGAAGAAACTATCAATAAGAATATTAAATATCATGATGATGATGAAGAACCAGAAGATTACGCTGTTCCAGTAGCGGCCTCTGCTGATCCTCTTGCTGAAGCTAAAGTTAATGAAGATGATGAAGATAAAGGCGAAGAAGATGAAAAGAAAGGTGATGAGCTAGAAGATAAAGGTGATAAGAAAGTTGATTCTGAAGATGATAAAGAAAAAGCAGACCATTATAAAGGAGCTGTTAAATCTGATGATAAACAAATCGATGCTTTAAAGAAAGATGTTAAGTATGATAAAGAAGAAGAGGAAGATGCTGAAAAGAATGAATCTGCTATTATGTCTTTTGATAAATTTGTAAATGAAGCTTATGATAAAGTAACTCTAGGTGGAAACAAAGGTGATAAATCTAAAACTCACGATGGAGAAGATTATGAAGATGAAGATGAAAAAGACGAATCTGCAAATGAAAAGTATGACAAGGTAACTTTAGGCGGAAACAAAGGCGATAAATCTAAAACTCATGACGGTGAAGATTACGAAGATGAAGATGAGAAAGATGAATCAACAAATGAGAAGTATGACAAAGTAACTTTAGGTGGTAATAAAGGCGATAAGTCTAAAACCAAAGAAGGTGAAGAAGATTATGAAGATGAAGATAAAACTGATGAAGCTTATGATAAAGTAACTCTAGGTGGAAATAAAGGTGATAAATCTAAAACTCATGATGGAGAAGATTACGAAGATGAAGATGAAAAGGATGAATCTGTTGAAGAAGCTGTCGGTGAAGTAATTACTAAAGTTGAAGGTGATGAAATTAAAGCCGAAGAAACTGGTGCTGATGGTATAGCTATTCCTGTAATTAAAGGTGATGGACCAGAAACTGCTGCAGGTATCGCTGGAGATATGATGGATATGGGTAAACCTAAAAGTGTTGAAGGTAAAGGTAAAGAACTTATTTCAAAAGATCAAGTAATTACTGATGTTGTAAAAGGTGAAGCTGATGATAAAGCAGATGGTACTGAAATAGTAAAGGAAGAAGAAGAAGTATTACCTGATGATTCAATTGCTGAAAAATTTAGAAAACTTGCTGTTAAGAAATTAGGAACCGTAAATGAAAAAGCTGAAATTAAATCTGCTGATGAATTTAAAGAATATGCAATGGCAATTCTAAAAGATGCTCACGGTGATAAATTTGACGAAGGTAAAGCAAAAGAAGTTGCTGATGGTTTAATCGATAAGTATGGAGAAGACTATGGAGCAATGGTTGGAGCTTTACAATCTACGATGGGATCATAATTAAAACAAAATATGAAACATATAAAATTGTTTGAACAGTGGCTGGCCGATAAAAGCCAGCCATTTCTTTTTGAAGGGGGTGCTGCTGGTCATATGCAACATCCGTTTGATGATAAAGACCTGACCTTTGGTGATTTTAAAGCAATGGTTGATGCTGGTCTTAGAGGCCAATTAAACTTTGAAGAAGATCCTACTGAAAAGACTGATGGCCAAAATCTGTTTGTAACTATGCAAGATGGTAAAGTAAAATTTGCCAGAAATAAAGGACAGATGGCAAATCCTATAGATCTTAATGGTATTATAAAAATGTTTACAGGACATGCATCTAAATTAGTTGAAGATACTTATATCTTTGCAGCTAGAGATTTAGATAAATTATTAAGAAAGCTTTCTTCAGCAGATCAAGAAAAGTATTTTAAGAATGGAAAAGATTTTATGAATATGGAATTAATCTATTCATTAAATCCAAATGTTATTCATTATGATACTGATGTTATACAATTTCATGGAATAAAAGAA